GCCAACCGCTTCGCGGCGGCCTACTCCAAGGGCGGCGCCAAGGTGTGGGCGCTGGGCATGGTGGAGGCCATGAACAAGGGCTGCCGCACGCACATGAAACTGGCGGGCGAGGAAGAGGGCTAACGTGTTCTATGGCGCAAATCCGCGCCATAACCTGCCCACAGCCGGATAGTGGCGCATGATGATCACCGCCGCCCAAGTCGCCACGCTGCTGGGCCTGTCGGCCAGGTTCGTGTACGACCTGTGTCGCGCACCGATGATCTGCGTCCCGGCGAAGTTGTCATGCACACGTGCGACAACCCTTCGTGTTGCAATCCGCGCCACCTCAAGGCCGGCACCCAGCGCGAGAACATGTCAGACCGCGACGCCAAAGGACGGCGCTCAGTTGGCCGCAGGCCGAATTCACTGGTTGCCGTGTCTCGGAGTTTTTTCCCGCACAACGGCACAGTCTGACTCTGGATTCTTGGCGGAGAGAGTGGGATTCGAACCCACGTAAGTACATGATACTTAACGGGATTTCGAGTCCCGCGCCTTCAGCCACTCGGCCATCTCTCCTTCAATATGCACCGGATTTCGAGCACGATGCGCGCAATACGCGCATCAGCGGCTTCATAGCTGCGCGCCACGCGCATCAAGCGCCTGGAAAGCCCGAATCGCGCCGTTTTGGGAACAATGTCCCGCACACGGCTATTCGTGCATGCGCACCGTCAAGGCCAGCTCGATCTGTCCTTGTGTCGTCACCACGGCCAGCCGCAACGGCACGTCGAGCGGCCTGACGCCGACCGGTGCCGGCCCGCCGGCCAGGTGCACCTCGAGCACCGTGCCGCCTGCCAGCGGCCGGGCGCGGCACACCAGGCCGTCCGACGGCGGCGTGGCAGGCCGGGCCCGCACCATCAATTCCCACTTGCGCAGCAGAGGCGCGCAGTCCACCAGGTAGGCTCGGGCGTCTGCCGGGCGCTTGTTGATGCTGGCCGGCGCCTGGCCAGCGGGTCGTGCGATCACGTCCGGGGTGTGGTCAATGCGCATGATCACACCTCCAGCACGACGACATCGAACTCGTCCTCTACCACGGTGTCCTTGCCGCCGATCACCAGCGTGGCCACCACAGTCCATCTGTAGGTCTGCCCGGTGGTGCCGCCACCGACGTAGAGCTGCAGCACGTTGTCGGTCTGCGACTTCGCCTCGCTCTCCGTCGTGCCAGACGGCGCCGATGTGACCACGGTCGTGATCGGACTATCGAGCGTGCGGCCGGCGACCACGTCGGTGTAGTCGATGTCGACAGGCAGCTTTTCGGACGGCTGCTTGGTGAATGATCCGATGAGTGCCATGCTGTGCTCCTAGTCGCGCGCTGGGCTGGTGAGGTTGTTGCTGCGATCCGGCGACGTGAATGCGTTGTCTCGGTTCGCCGGAAGGTCGAATGCGGTGGTGCGGTCAGGAGATGAGAACGCCTGCTCGCGGTCGTCGCTGCTGAAAGCCTGGGTGCGTGCGGCCGGCGTGAAGGCGTGCGCGCGGGTGCCGCTGCTGAAAGCCAGGCCGCGCTCGGGGCTGATGTAGACACGCGGCGATGGGACATAGGTACCGCCGACGTTGATCTGTGCGCCAAGCCCTGCGGCCACCGCGGCGCCGACGCCGGCCTCGATGATCGTGGCCGTGATGACGCCGGCCGCCAGACCGGTCGCCGCAGCCGACCCGACTCCGCATGCGATTGCCGTCTGCAGCGCGATCGAAGCGGCGAGGCCAGTCGCCTCTCCGGCGGCGACCCCGGCCGCGATGGAGGTGGCCGACCCGACCGTGATGGACGCCGCAGCACCGGTGGCGGCGGCCGAGCCGACTCCGCATGCGATTGCCGTCTGCAGCGCGATCGAAGCGGCGAGGCCAGTCGCCTCTCCGGCGGCGACCCCGGCCGCGATGGAGGTGGCCGACCCGACCGTGATGGACGCCGCAGCACCGGTGGCGGCGGCCGAGCCGACCTGCCCGGCGATGACGGTAGAGACGGCGATGTCTGCCGCAGATCCGGCGGCGACTGCAACCCCGACGCCGGCCGAGATGGAGATGCCCGTCGAGATGCTTGCGGCGAGGCCGGCGGCGACCGCCGCGCCGATGCCGGCAGCGACAAGCGTGCCCGTCGTAAACGCCGCACTGACGACGACGTTCTTGAATGTCGCCGTGGCGGTGTCGTGGATCGTGTAGCCGAACTCGTAGGACGTGTCCGGGTCCAGATTGGCGGCCGCCACCGCCATGTCCAGCGTGCCCGGCTCGGTGTACTCCTGGCTGCCGTAGCTGCCCGCCGGCAGAGCCGCGCCCGTGCCGTCCAGGCCCGCGGCGATATAGCCCGCACCAGTTGCGTTGTCGGCCCAGTTCGTGGTGCCCGACGGCTGGACGGCCCAGTACAGGACTACGCTGGACCCGCCAGCTTCGCCGTAGCCGGCTGATCCGTAGGGGGCGGTGCCGTAGGTCACGGAGTTAGGCCAGCCAATACACGGGGGACAACGCGCGGAACTTCACTGCCGCGTCGTCCCACATGAACGTCGTTGCCATCTTGGTGCCAGTTGCACCCGATGCCACAGCGCCCAAAGCGGTGCCGTCCGAGTCAATGAAGTAGGTGCCGAACGTCAGCGTCCTGCCGGTGATGCCATTCGAGTAGACGGTGAACAGTTTGCCGTTCATTCTGGTGTTGAATGTGGCCGGGTTTTGGATCGTGAGGTCTGCTGATGTCAAATCTACCTTCAGCCCGTCTTGTCCGTGATATTCCCACGCTCCACCGTTCCTAGACTCTATGCCGTCCCCGCGCCGCGCATCTGCATAGAAAGACGTGGCGATCAATGGCCGGCATGAATACACAGTATTGCCAATGGACAGCGTATATCCCAAAGTCGTATTCAATAGACTGTCTTCCCACGACAACCCGTAGGCGCCGTAATTGCTGGTCGTCCCCTCAATCCACGGGTATGGCAGTGAGATTGAATCCGTTGAACACTGCTTTACGGAGAGTCTGAACTCCGGCTGTGCGTAGAACACCCGAATCGGCGCACAGATGATCGTGTCCAGCGCACCGAAGTAGCAGCGCTCGTAAGCAATACACTGCGGACCGATTGCCTGATCTGACTGCCCGATTCGTGAATAGAACCCAACCGATTCGACGTAAAGCGAGTGCCAGATGTTGCTTGTGCCGCTGCCTGGAATGTCAGACACCATCTCGACTTGCGAGAATCCGCCGCGAATTTCGTGATTCGCCGCGCCAACGCGCCCTTGCGTGCCGGCCGCCCATTGCGTTGACCAGTACGGAGACACGAACGGCGATCCCTCTGACGGGTAGTGCGTTCCTGCGGTAGCGGCGGTCGTGGTTCCGTAGCTGATCACGCGACCAATGGCAAAGCTAACCTCCGTCCCATTGCCTGTGGCGTTGACGGCTGAATTGTTGTAATCGACCACAGTCACAGAGGTTGACGCAATACTGCCGACATAGCTCCCTGGCGGGAAAAGCCCAGGCGCAAGCACGGCATACCCTACCTGTAGTCGCGCAGTCGCTGCAGTCGGCAGCCCGGTTATCGAGTTGCTGCTACTTGTAATGACGCACTCCTGCCTGGACAGATACCCATCGTCAGGAGACCAAAAACAATCCGGGTCCATGACCAGACCGTCTACGTTGTACCCGATTTCAATGTGGTACTTCGCGCGCAGCACACGAACAGTGCGTAACCGGATTCCTGTTGCGTCATCGAAAATCATTCCGGACGTCACGTTATCGATGAGCACCCGCTCGATTTCAATTTCCGTGATCAGGTCTGACCTGACGGAGCTTTTTCCGCCAATTTGAATGCCGATTGCACCCGACGCGACTCCTGGACCAATGATCGACAGGTCTGCGATCCGCGGGAAACTTCCCGTCGTGCCTGGGGTTGAGTACCAGAACGCCTTCTGGCTGGCACCGACGTTGATGATGGTCTTTCCGATGCCTGCTCCGGCAATCTGCAGCGCCTTGTACGCCACTCCGGCTACGCCGCCGCGGACCACATCGAGCCCACCTTCTGAGGTGATCCCGCTGGTCGTGAAGTTCCACGTTCCTGCGCCCAGGTACAGAGTTTGCCCGGCTGCTGCGGCGATGTCGGCGGCGGCTTGCGCAACTGCCGGATCTGTAGTGCTGTTGTTCGTGGGCTGAATGTAGACGCCGCCCGCGCGAATAGCCGCGACTTCTTCAGTCGTCAGGTAATCCTCCGCACTCGGCACCACGCTGACAATCGCCGCGCTGGTGAAATTCAGCGCCGCATCAGCCGCCCCCGTGCTGCGCACCATCGTGCCGCGGCCGAACGTGGTCGTGCTGTGGGTGTAGGTGCAGTTCCGTCGAATCTCGGCGCCAACACCGTTTTCGACGATATAGAGTTTGAACGCCAGCCCGTCGTCGCCAGCGGCAGGCAGCAGCGAATTCGTGAACGCCGTATCAAGCTCGAAGTCGCCAGTCGTGCCTGGGTCGTTGCTGATCCTGCACTTGATGAGGTCGCGGGCGGTGTTTGCCATGACGTGTCCTATGCGTATTCGGTGGCGGTGACTCTGCCGCGGGCGGTGGTGGCGCCAATCTCGGCAGTCGTCGGACTGCTGAGGTGGATCAGGTGGTAGGTATCGAACGCCCCGCTGACGAACACGGCGCTGCTATTCGCCCCGTCATCCCACAGCGCAACGAATTTGTAGGGCGTGCCCGGCGTGAGCGAACCGGTCCAGGTGATCGTCGGTTCGTAATTCGTGCCTGTCGCAGGCGCATCGGCCTTCGTGCCGTACATCGTCGGCGAGCCGCCGAACCCGGCATTCGTGCCGATGTCCCCCCGCGCCCACGTCGGCGTGCTCGCCGCGCTAGGGTATACCGCGAAGTAGAGGGTATTCGCCATCGCTCAAGCGTAGCTGATGCGCGGCTGTGCGCTGGCGGCGGTGATGCTGATCGCGCTCAGAGCGGTGATCGTGGGGGCGCTGGCGGCTGCGGCTGGCGTGGGGATGTAGACGAGGCGGGGGGCGAATAGCTGCCAGGGGTTGACGTACAGCGACATGATTTCGCCGTCAGTCAACGCACGATCCCAGGCGCCCCAGACGGCCATGTCGCCGTTTAGGTAGAAGCCCGCTTGCGGAGCGCCACTCGACCATGACGCACCGGCGACACATAGCGAGCTAGCCGTTGGGGACACTGCTGTAGTGTCTGTGCCACGCTGAGTGCCGTTGATAAATACCTGTCGGCTCGTGCTGGATTGAGCACGACCAACTAATGAATACCACAAACCAGCGGTTATGACTCCACCAGTCGCGGCAGCCTGCCCGTAAGTTCCACCAGAGCCACTAAAAAACCACGTAGACGTGCTGGATGAATACAAAAGATGCCGCTGATTTGAGCCTCCAATTGATACGTACCCCTGATTAGCATTAAGAGTTGCCAGTTTTACCAGCGCAAACACCGTCAACGGCTGCGACAGCACTAGGTTTCTTTTGACGTACTGCGACGATGCCGACACAAACGTGCGACCGATGCCATTTTGGCCTACCGTGCGTGTAGGTCCGTTGACGGCCTCCCAGTCATTATCTACAGCGCCAGTGCCGTATGCGACCAGACCAGCGCCGATGCCGGTGGTTTTGGCCTCAACCGGCGTCTGCGGCTGCCGCGTCCACGGCCTTTCGAGAATCAGCACGGCGTGGCCTTATGCAACGTCGTACTTAATGCCCATGAACTGGCATTCGTTGTTCGTGCCAGTTGCGTGCAGGGTTGCCCCGGTGGAGTTTTTCACCACGATGCCCCACTTCGTCGGCAGCACGCCACCAAAAGCTGCGGCGACAGAAAACGGCCCCCATCTGGCATCGTCGTTGTCGTCGGTGGCATCGACGCTGATGACGCCAAGCAACGGCAGATTGTTTGCTCCGTCCAGGCCGGTACTGCCGGTAGTGCCCCAGGTCACAGTTCCATCTGAGCCGGTCAAGCCGGCTGTGTATTCCGTGCCGTCATAGGAGCCATAGGCATAGATAGCAATCGTTCCGTCAGCACTGGGTGCGCCGATCTGAATCTTGCCGCCGACGAGCGCGTCCATGTACTTGCTAGACGAGTTGTCGATGGCCGTTGATTCACGAAAACCAGCATCACCAAGCGACGTAAGCGTAATCGTCACGGCAGCCGCCGCCGTGTAGTTGATGGTTGCCGTTGCCATGCTTTACCCCAGCGCCACAGCGGCGCGAATGTCGTCGATGCTGATCTGGCCCTCGACATCCATGACGGCAGGCGATGCGGTCGATCCAGTGCCGGTTGCGAACAGCTTCTCGGCTTTCGTGGCCGCACGTTTGGATTTCGCAAGCACCATCGCCTGCACCGCCAGCAGTTGAGCATTGCCGACCCAAGTGGCCGCAATGCCTGCGCGAATGTTGGCCTTGCTCGGGTTGATGTACCCCTTCGACACGAACATCCATTCCCAGATGCGGTACTTCGACCCGGTGCTCAGGTTGTCCACCACGGTCCAATTGAAGGCGTCATCTTCCTCAAATTCTTCGCGCGACACTTGTTTGCGCCAGACGATGAACTCAGGCGTAGCGGCAGAGTTGAACCACGCCAGCATCTGCGAGTTGTTGCCCGCCGTGCGCGCCTCTACAAAACCCGCATCCGTCTCCGCCAGAATTGCCGTCTTCAGAATCGTCAGTTGTTCAGGTGTCATTGCTCAATCTCCCAGCGGCGCAGGCCGCGAATCAGTCAAAGGTCGCCCCACTTGCTGCGCCCGTCGAACATCGGCGGTGGCAGCCTTTTGTGGCGCGGGTTGTGCGGAACGTAGCTCACGACGCGCCACGAGCCTGTGCGGCGGCGCTCGCAATAAAGCGCATGCGGGAATGGCCCCCACCGGCTCCAGCGCCACATCATGTAGCCCTCGCGGCCCTTGCGATGCCTGCGCCTGTGCAGCAGGAAGGCCCAGACGATGCAGTTGCTGCGCATTCACTTCAGCAATTCACGCAGCTTGTCCGCCGCCTGCGCCGAAACGCCGCCTTCGATCGGCAGCAGCGCTTTGATCTGCGCGGCGGTGGCTTGCATCTCGGCGACCGTGGCCTGAAGCTGCTCGACTTCTGACAGGGTGTGCGGCCAGGAGACGGTGCAATTCCCCAGGCCGCTGATGACGGCGGCGGATTCCTCGTCGTCAGGGATTTCGGCCTTGATGCGCGTGGACAGCGACGCGAGCCAGTTAATCGGCACTTCGTCGCGCGTGGCGATGTCGGGCAGCCAGTGCGACAGTGGGCGGGTGATGGTTTTGGTTGTCATGGTGTCAGGCGTCGGGCACGATGTCGTCATCAGCCTGGACACTGGCACGCAGCGCATCGAACGCGGCGAGCACCGCCGGGTCCACGGCGCCAGCAGCGTCGAGCGCAGCCTGCATGTCGGAGATCTTGGCCAGCACCTCGGAGCGGGCCTTCTCGTTTTGCTCGGTCAGAGCGGCGATCTGTTGGGCGAGTTCAGCTTGTGTGGTCATGATGGTCCTCAGTTGGTGTGCAAAGAGATGTTGAAACATCAAACGACGCCGACATTACGGCGCCAGCGAATCAGGACTGGGCCAAAGACAGCACGTCGTTGTTCGCGCCGTTCCACGCGAAGTCGATAGCGCCGGCGGTGTTCCCGACCGGGCCGCCGAGATCGACGTAGGCCAGCGCGCGCTTGTTGGCGTCGGAGTTGTTGTAGACGATGCCCCAGTAGCCAGTCGAGAAGCCGCCGCCGGCGTCCTGGGCGATGTTCACGTCGGTCAGCCTAAACTTGGCGCCGGTGGCGTCGAGCGTCCACGATTCGGTCAGCGTGATGGGGCCCGTGTAGGCCGTGCCGGTGCCGACCTGATTGGTGGCGAAGTTCGTCGTACCGGTGCCGCCCCAGTGCGGTGCGGTGGTGTTCACCGCCGGCACAGTCGCATTGGTGACGATACCCATCTTGATGTCGTCGGTGTCGAGGTCGTGCAGTTTGTTGCCCAGGTCATGGAGAGCCTGTGCGAACCACTTGATGTCGCCGCGTGCCATGGTGTGTGTTTCCTTTGACTGAGTTGTTGAACAGGGTGGTCACGGCGCTGGCGCGCGGTTGCGGCTGGTGGTCTGGCCGTAGTAGTAGCCGATGAGGCCACCCAGGATCAGCCCCACGATGCCGTTGGCGATGGCCGCGCGCACGTCCTCGCTGAACGGCGCGCCGAACAGGCCGACGACGGCGCCGACGACCATGTAGACCAGCGGCAGCAGCCCGACGGCCACCACGAAGCTGGGCGAACGCCATACGGGCTCGTGACTGGCCACCGCGGCGGCGTCGGCCTTGCGCGCCCCTTCGATCCCGCCGCCGTCGGCCGGCGCCAGCTCGAACCAGCGCGCTTCGACTGCCTTGGTAGCCGCCGCCAGCTGCACCGGGTCGGCCTTGATTGCCTCCACAGCGGCCTGGGCGTTGACGCTGCCGGTGGCCTTGGTCACGATGTCTAGCACCGCCCCGGCCGCCGCCACGTTGCGCTCGGCGACCTCACTGCCGGGCTTGAAGATCTGCGCCAGGCGCGGGATTGCTTCGATCACGGACGGCAGCAGGGCGCCGACGATTGCGGGTATGGGCATGCCGCCCTCCTGTGAGTACGCCGGGTCGCCGGCAGGCTCTGGTGCTGGCGCGGTCGGGGTGTCGATTGCAGCCAGCACGGCCTTCGCGCGCTCAAGCCGGCGGCGCCGGTCCTCGATGCCGTTGGTCCCGCCGTTGACTGCGCGCGTGACGGCCTCGTGGTCGTCGCGGTCGGCCAGCGCGTTGATGTTGCGCATCTCCCAGTAGTCGCACGCCGACAGCACGGCCCACTTGGCCTGCTCGAGCAGCTCAGGTGCGGCCACGAAGTCAGGCGCGTCAATCCCGTGTTGCCGCAGCCGGTCGCGCAGCGCGCCGTAGTTGTAGCGCCCGGTGGTCTGCAGCAGCCCGCGGCCCATGTAGCGCCGGCCGTCGCCGGCCTGGGTGTTGCCCAGATCAGCCCGGCCTTCATATCGCTCCTGTGCCGGCGTCGGGCCCCACACTTCGCGCGAGTGCACCAAAGAGCCGCTCTCGTGTCCCACCTGGGCCAGGAAGTGCGCCAGCCGCAGCGGCGTGTCGATCTGGTACGCCTCGCACGCTGCGGCCAGATGCGGCGCGTACAGCTCGGCCAAGTCGCCCCGGGCGCCCAGCGCGGATTCGAGCAGCGCCGGCGTGATCCTCACCGCTGCACCTCTGGCATCGTCGTGAGCTGGCGCAAGATCGAATCGGCGCAGGCGATCTCGAACCGCGTCATGTCGCGCACCGGGTCGACGGCACGCGGCTGGACCTGGGCGACGCCGATCTCTGGCGTGTATTCACAGGCCCACACCGGCCCGTCGCCCAGGTCCGGGCCGGCGACCAGGCTGACGGTCATCCCGTGCATCTTGGCGATGCCGTGATGCCCGTTGAATCTCAGCCGGGTGTAGTAGTAGCTGTCAGTCATTGCCGCTTCTCCGCCAGCGCCGACAACATCCGCTCAACCGCCGCACTCAGCACGCGCGTGCCGCCGTAGCCGGCCAGCAGCAGCAGCAGGCCCAGCATCGGCGCGCTCAGTTCGTAGGTCAGCCCGGCGAGATAGGCCCCGCCGCCGACAGACACGGACACCGCACCGTCGCGCACCACCTCGGGTCTCCACAAAAACGGCCGCTGTTCGTAGGTTGCGGTCAGGTAACGGCCCAGCGTGGCCGTGGCCCCGCCCCAGGCGGCGATGAGTGCGCCGACGGCAATCTGCACCCAAGGCAGGCCGATCAAGTCGGGCTGCGTGGCCGCCACCACGCTCCAGGCCACGCCCCAGCCCATGCCGAGCAGGACGACGGTGACTCGGGCAATGCGGCGCCGGATGTCAGTCCTGAGCATGTCTCGGCTCCAGTGCGATGGCGACCGCGACGACGCCGATGGCGACGGCACAGATGATGTAGTAGCTGCCGACCAGCACCACGTCGCTGCGGTCGCTGCCGGACGCCACGAACGCGCGCACGCCGGTCAGCCCGGCCAGCACCGAGTAGGTCAGGACGCAGATGCGGCGCCGCAGCGGGCCGGGGAACGACGGCCAGATCAGCCGGCCGCCGATGTCGCGCCACAGGATGTCGGCCCACCCCAGCGCGCACAGTGCCAGGATGCCGCCGTTGATGACGTGGCTGACCCAGCCGTCACCGGCAACAGACGAGGCCAGGCTCTGCGGACTCCAGAGCACCAGCGCTGCCGTCCAGCCCGCCATGGTGAGCGCCAGCATTCTCGCGGCCATGCTGTTCAGCTTGTGGCTGATCACGGCCGCTCTCCAGGCTGAATCGGCGCGTCCAGAATCTGCAGCGCGCGGCCGGCGGCGATCCACCCCACCGTCTCCATCTGGATGACGGGCGTGCGAACGTCGCTGTCGGCCAGGTCGGCGTAGCCAGTGGCGGCCAGGTCCGCGAACCACGCCCGCACGGCGGCGGCACGGTTGCGCTGCAGCTCTGTGCCGGCCGGGTCGTCCATGCTCTTGCGCTCCAGCATCGCGCGCTCGTCGGCGCTGAAGCGCTTGCGGAATGCCCGCAGCGTGATCCACGGCATCACCGGCGGCGGCGTCGGGTTGAGCCTGATGACCCAGGCATAGCCGACCCACTTGGCGCGCGGCTCGCCGGGCGTCGTGTCGACGGACAGCAGGCGCGGCGCGATGGGCGTGCTGTTTGGCGCGTCCAGGTTGACGACACCCGTGTACCAGCCGTCCTCGTCGAACCCGTAGCCGTGCAGCACGGCGGCCGGCGGCGGCGGAGCGTAGGGATAGACGCGCCAAGCGTAGCGCACCCAGCGCGCCCGGTCCTCGCCGGGCACCGTCGTGACCGACGAGATCGGCGGCGCGATGGGCGTGGCGTGCGGCGTGTCGGCCGGCACCGGGCCCGCGAACCAGCCGAGGGAATCGAATGCGTACCACGTCACAGCAGTTCCCTTGCCTCGAATTCAGCTTCCCAGCGCGCCAGGAATGCCGCCTTCAGCGCCGACACCTTGCGCAGCCGCGCCAGATACCGGCGCATGGGCGCATAGGTGGTGTCGGCCGGGTCGAACTCGTACAGCACCTCGCCCGTGCTGCCCAGCCGGCGCTGCATCTCGAGCACAGTGAGCAGCGTCTCCGAGTCGCTTAGCGCCGGCAGCGCAAACTGCGCAACGCGCGGCGCGTTGCGCTTGCGCGTGTACTCGCTTCCGCTGTCCATCTCGGTTACCACGTCGCGGTCCTCGTAGCCCAGGCTGGCGCCGTACACGGCGTTGTATGCCGGCGACCAGGCCGAGCCGCCGAACAGGCGCCCCACCTCGAGGTAGCCGTCTGGGTTGGCGGCGTCGATCAGGTCCACGCGCCAGTAGCGGTAGGTCTGCTCTGGCGATGGCAGGATCACGCTGCAGCCGACGACGCCCGCGCGCTGCTCTGCCGTCGTGCCAGACACCCAGGCTGCCGGCCAGGCGTCGGTGGCGGTGCTGTCGTAGTCGGCTGCGGCGCGCGACAGGGTGCCAGACAGCGCCACCACGTCAGCCGACGACGACGCGGCATTCCACCAGGCCACCAGGCTCAGGTAGTAGGTTCCGGTGCGCGCGGGGAGCGATTCGAGCACGGTCTGCGCGGCAATCGTGGCGGTCCCGTCCGTCACCGCCGCTGCGCCGTCAAGGCTGACGATGATGTTGTCGGCCGTGTACGAGACGCAGTAAGTGCGGCGGCTGGACGACGCAGCGGCTCCTAAGTTCCATTGCTCGACGCCGCCGTGCTTGCCTAGCGCCCAGAAGTTCCCGGCCGCACCGGACTGGATGCCGTGGCCCGCGGTGATGTTGCCGAAGAAGACCAGAGGCTCGTCCACGGTCGACGCCTGCACCCGCTGCCCGCGCACCAGCAGCGTGCCCGCCGAATGCGACGCGACGGTCAGCGAGAACTGGTCGGCGTTGCGCGTCAGCGATGCGGTGGTGGTGATGATCGGGCTGGATGCGTAGGCGCCGACTTCGTACTGCGCGCAGTCCACCTCGATCACGTCGTTGCTGTCGGCAATCTTGATGCCTACGCTGACAGCGACTCCGGTGCCTGAATGCGTCACGTCGAATCGCGCCCAGGCGGTCGTCAGCGTGATATTCGTGCCAGCCCCGCCCGCGCTCAGGCTGATCTGGCTGCTGCCGCTGACGCGCCGTGCGTAGATCGAGAATCTGTTTGTGCTGGACGGAGTCGTGATCGATTGCAGCATCGAGCCATTGGAGCCGGTCGCCGTGAGTCGCGTCGCGCTGTTCGCGGTGCCGTCAAGACCGGTGGCGGTCTTGGTGGCCGTGGCGTTGCTCTTCGTCCAGGCCGACTGCGTGCCGTCGCGCGAGTGCAGGACCACGTTCGTGCGCTCAGGCTCAAGCAGCAGACCCAGGCATGGCCCGCCGGTGCCAAACGTGTGCGTGAAGCGCCCGCCGCCGCCGCTGATCTTCAGCAGGCCGTCGCCGCCCCAGTAGGTGCCAGGGTAGCCCGTGCCGCCGCTGCCCTCGCCGCCGTACACCGTGGCGCCAGACTGCACGCCCGTCGGACCCAGGTCGAACCAGGTGGTGCCGCGCGGGTCTGCCGTGTAGCCACGCAGGCGCACGTCGGCCGCGGTGGTCAGGTTGTGGCCGACGGCAGCGAACACGCCCACAGGCACCGCTGCCCCGGTGTCGACGAACAGGGCCGCCGCCGCGGCGCTGGCACTGCGCGCTACCTGCGCGATGGCTCGCGTCTGCAGGTTCGATGGCGGCAGATTCGTTGCCCAATCGCCAGTTGCCCCGGTGATTGCTGCATCGGCGAACCGGTTGGGCCACGACAGGCGCATGTTCGACATCAGCGCCCCCACAGCAGCAGGTCGGCCCGCTGCTCGATCAGGTCTTCGGTCATCTCGATCACCAGCATCGTCGTGCCCAGCGTCTCGCCCAGGCCGTAGCGCGGCCAGCGCAGCTCGATTTCCTGGTCGATGTCCAGCCCGGCCAGCAGCGGATCGGCCGTCGACACGCCGGCCGCCGCGAAGGTGCGGCGCACCCCGGCCGTGATGCCGTGCAGCCGCTCGGCCTCGGCGCTGGCGTCGGCCTCGGTGGTCAGCAGCGTCTCGCGCTCGGCCACCAGCGGCCGGCTGTACGGGTTGGGGCTGGGCGCCAGCGTGAACTCGGCCACGCGCCACTCCTGCGACAGGTCGGCCCGGTCGGCCTCGGTCACGGCGCCAGCGAACTCGCCCAGGCCCGTGGGCTGCCAGTACCGGGCGTACTGGACGCGCACCGTCTCGGCCGGAACGTCCTCGCCGTTGGGCACGTTTTCCAGCGTCATGGCGTTCCACGGCGCCACCACAGGCAGCGCCGCGCCGGCCGCCGACGGCAGTTCGTAGCGGTGCATGCGCAGGGTGCCGGCACGGTCGAAGCCGTACCAGGCGCCCACGCTGCGCGCCAGCATGTCCATGGCGTCCAGCGTGGTCTCGCCGCCGATCAGCACGCCGAGCACGGCGTCGTTGGCGGCGTCCAGTGCCGCCACGTCGGCGGCGGAGATGTCGGTGATTCCTCGCTCGCCGGCCAGCGTGCTGAGCAGCTGCGCCGCGGTGCTGTTGCCGGCGCTGTCGGCCGTGCAGTCCGCCGTGATGCGGTACACGGGCGAGGTGCCCAGGCGGATCATGCCGCCGGCCAGCCAGGCGCGGTACGTCCCGGCGCTCGGCGCCGTGCTCTCCATGGTGGCCTGGTCGGCGTAGGTGGCGCCGGCGGTGATGGCGGCGCCGCCGTCGCGCACTTCGTCGACGCTGGCCAGCGCGCGGGCGCTCAGCTGGTATATCAGCCGGCTGGTGTTGACGCACGGCGGCTCGACGGACAGCACCTTGCCGTACACCCGCGGCTTGGCCTTGCCGGCCAGTTCGGGCCCGCCGTCCACGCCGTCGGGCAGCGCATTGGTGCCGCCGTAGGTGGCGGTGCTGTGCGCGCTGCTCAGTTCGTACAGGCGATCCTTGATCGACACCTCGACCAGGTCGCCGCGCAGCGCGGCCTGGCTGATGACGGCGCGCAGTTGCAGCTCGGCGGCGCTGTACGCCGCATCGTGCTCGACGGCGTAGACGCACACCTGGCGCTCGCGGAAGCTGATGCCGCCGTCGAACACCGAATCGAGCTCGCCGTCCGGGTTCGCAAGCGTGATGACGCCCACGCCCACCTCGCTGCGCGGGTTGCTGCGCGCACCGCTCTGCCCGGCGGCGAACATGCTGCGGCTGACACTGCCCACGCCGAGCACTCTGCCCTCGTAGTGCGTGTTGGGCGGCGCGTCGGCCGGCGTCGTGCTGTAGCTGCCCGTGGCGTAGCGGTACACCGCCGAAGTGCTGGCGTCGGTGTAGCCGGTCAGTTCCACGAGCAGCAGCCTCATTCGATGGCCCTCTGCTCGAGCACGCTGGCCGCCCGCGCCTGCCTGTCGGTGGCCTGCGCCGTGCGCTCGGTGTTGTCCGCGACCTGCGACAGGCCGTCCTGTTGCACCCGCAGCGTGGCGGATGCGGTGGACTGCTGCCGCTCCATGCTGGCGGCGATCTGGTCCAGCAGCTCGATCATGGTCGAGAAGTCCTGCGCGTAGGCCGTGCTGCTGGCGTTGTAGCCCTGGCTGAGCTGCAGGAACCCGCCGACATGTTCCAGGAACAGGTCGGCGGCGGCCATGTCACCCGTGAGCGCCTGGCGGCCCAGGCCGGTGACGAAGTCCCGCTCGCTGGCGTACTTCAGCGCCGGGTTGCTGGGGTCCAGCGCGCCGCCGATCAGCTCGTTTTTCAGGTCGAGCATGCCGCGGCGCATTTCGTCCAGCGCGTCGATCAGGTCTTGCGTGCCGTCGATCTGGTCCTGCAGCAAGCGGTCCTGCTCTTGCATGTACGGATCGACGCCGCGGCGACTTTCTGTGATGCCCCGAAGACGCTGGTCCATGGCGTCGGCCATCGCAGCGCCGGCCTCGCGTATCTGGCGCTGCGCCTCATCCTTGACCATCCAGCCCGTGGCCCATAGACCGATTCGATCCCCGATGTTGCTGCCCGGGCGGTTCATGTTGGCGTTGTCGCGTTCATACGCGAGCCGCCAATCCTCGCCTTTGGCACCAGACTTGATCTGGGCGGAAACGTCTTCTATTTGTTTCAGCCACAGAAGCGCCGTGGCACCCTGCTTGATCTTGTCAGGCGTGATCGGCTCATTGGCCTTGGCCGCGGCAGCCGCCAGTCGCCCGGCGGCTTGCTCCTGTACCCGAGCCAGTTCCGCGGCTTCTGCTGCGGCGCTGGCCGTGTCTATGGCGGCCTGGGCCGCCGCGGCCTGAAGGTCGCGCAGCGCGGTAATCTGGTCGTACAGGGCGCGATTGCTCTCGTCCAGCGCCGCGCGCTCGATCTCGCGCATGGCGTTCGTGTCGCCCTGCAGGCGCAACAGTTCCATCTCCAGCCCGGCCCGCTCGCCGGCGATGGCCGTCATGGCCGCCGTGGCTGCCTGCTGGTCTTGCAGCGCCGTGATCTGGTCGTACAGCGCGCGGTTGCTTTCGTCCAGGGCCGCGCGCTCGATCTGGCGCAGGGCGACGGTATCGCCTTGCAGGGTCAACAGTTGCTGCTCCAGGCCCGCCCGCTCTTGTGCGATGCCGGCGGCGATGCGCGCTGCGTCGGCCAGCGATCCAGAGGCTTGTTCGATGACCGGATTCAACTCGGCAAAGACGCCCGACAGTTCCATCAGCACGCCGAACTGCTCTTGACCGGCGGCGCTGGTGAGGTCCAGGCTTTCGACAACGGCGCGGAAGGCGTCGCGGCTCTCCGGCAGCGCCAGCCCGACCTCAGACAGCGCGGCTGTCATCGCCGCGGTCTGCATCTCGACCTGTTCTGCCTCGTCGTAGAAATCCCGGAAGAACGAGCCCAGGCTGGAGCCCAGCGCATCCAGGCCACCGGCCGATTCGGCCAGGCTGTAGAGCGCGTCGCTGGACAGGCCGGCGATGTTCTCGAAGACGCCACCCAGCGGCCCGAACGAATCGCGCAGGTTGTCCAGGGCGGTGATGGTCGCTTCGATGGCGCTGGCCACCCCGGCCAGTTGCGTGAGGTCGGCGTCGGCGGCCAGGTTGTCGAGCTGATCCTGGGCCCAGCCCGGCAGGTCGAGCGCGTCGAGCTGCTCGCGCGTGACGCGCACCACGTCAGCCGTGAACGACTGCAGCCCGGTCCCGGCGTCGCTGCTGTACTTGGCGTAGTCCGTGCCGTTGCCGACATACCCGACCTGCTGGCCGCCACGCAAAAGCTGGTACTGGCCGATTGAGGCGTCGGTGTTGTCAGCCGCGAACCTGGCCGTGGCCGAGTACCCACCGCCGCCCAGGGCGTTGAGGATGCCCGTTGACGAGCCGACGAGGCCGCGCAACGCGGCGTCGGTGCCGCCGCTGTAGTTGTTCAGGATGGTGCTGCCGTCACCCCACAGGGTCGACAGATCGGGCCCCGAGCCGCCCACCACCGAGCCCATGTGCGGCGTGCCGGACTTGTCCATGCTCTTGGCGATGGAGTAGATGGCGTAGGCGCCGGCAAGGTACGGCGCCACGGCGCCCAGGCCCATGCCCAGGCCGCCGGCCACGTTGCCGGCGCCGATCATGTTGCCGGCCCCGCTGAGCGCGGCCAGGCTGTTGCCGGCCATGGTGGCACTGGCACCCATGCCCAGCGTGGTGCCGAACGTGCCCAGCGCGCCGCCCAGGCCGCTGAGCATGGACAGCGACGACCCGCCGCCGGCGAAGGCACTGCCGCTGCCGCCCATGCCGAGCGCGCCGAGCGCGGCGTTGCCGATAGGCCTGGTGACCGCCTCGATCACCGGCTTCAGCACCATCGTGCGGACCAGGCTCGTGATGTACTCGGCGGCATCCTTGCCGCCGTCCATCAGCGCATCGGCCAGGCTCTGCCCGATCTGGTCGGCGGTGCGCTCCCACTCGGCCAGTTGCTTGGCGTTGAAGTCATCGGCAATCCGCTGCTTCTCGCGCTGTGCTTGTTCCCAGCGCTCCAGATCGTTTGCGATGATCTGCGCTTCGGCGGTGGCGGCCTGCCACTCCTGATCGATGATGCGTTCCACCATCGCGGCGTGATCGCGGGCGCGCGATGCGTAGCGCTCCAGGCGCGCCGCCTCAGCGGCGGATTCGTTCTCGCCGAAATTGAACGTCAGCACGGAGAGCTTGCGCTGTTCTTCGGCGTGCTTGCGCACTTCCTCTGCTGTCCGCTGGTGCGCTGCGCTGCTGATCCTTGCGGCTTCGGCGGCCGCGGCGGCGGTTTTCTTTTCTGCGGCCTCAAGTGCAGCCAGGTCGCGCAGCGCATTGCCGGCCAACCCGCCGCCGCCCTCGTTGGCAGGCCGGCGGCCCTGCCCGTATTGCTGGATCTTCTCCAACTCCGCGCGGTAATCGGCGGCGGCGTTCTTCATGGCGTCGAAGTCGCGCAGCGTCTTCTGCGCCGACGCGCGCTTGAGTGCCTCCAGCAGGCCACCATCGAACGGCTTTTCGAGCACGGCCCGCGCCTCGGCAGCCTTGTCTCTCATACGCCCCAGGTCGGCCTCCACGCCGGCCAGCGCGCCACGTATGGCGCTGGTGTTGATGGCGTCACCAAGACCCGCGAAAAAGTCGCCGTCGTTGCGGTTTATGGCGGCGAACAGATCGTTCACTGCCGACACCAGCGGCCCGGCGATTTGCCGCGCCAGGTCGCCGGCATTCGTTGAGAGCAGCGCCAAATTCTTGTTGAACTGCTCAGCCTCTTCCGTCATTCTGGCCGTCGTCGCAGCCGCTTCGTCTGTCGATTCAGCGTAGTCCTTCAGCAGCGGGGCGATGTCTCGCGCCGATCTTCCTGTGAGAGCAAGGATGTAGTGACCCTTGGTAGCGTTGTCCGTGAAGTTTTGCAGAGCCTTGCCAAGCTCCCGAAACTGCACCACGGGATCCAGTTTCTTGAGCTTGTCTACCTCAAGCCCAAGCTCGCGCAACGCGATGCTGGCTGTGTTCTTTCCGTCGACGCTGCTGATCGCCTGGTTGAGTTTGATGAGCGCCGTGCCGACGGTCTCAATGCCGCCACCGTTCAGGCGCGCGACTCTTTCCAGTTTTGCGATCTCTGTGATGGACGCGCCAGTGGCGTCCTTAAGATCGTTCATCGCGTCCATCGCGTCGACGGCGCCCTTGATCCATCGCGCGAACCCGGCCACGGTCGCGGCGCCACCGACGACGCCGGCCATGCTCTTGAGCTGACCCACAAGATTTGCGCTGGCTGAGTTGGCGGCTTTTGCGGCTATCCCGACATCGGTGACGTTCTTCGCCACCGCCTTCATCGCCGTGGCGGCCTGGCCCGAGCCTTCGACCGCGATCTTGATGCCGATGGTCTGCGTGCTCATGCCCGCGCCTCCGCGCGCTTCTCGGCAAAGACCTTCAGCGCGGCCCGTTCCATGGTGCGCAGGTAGCCGATGGTTGTGGAGTCACGCCGCAGCGGGTTGTGCGACATGCGCATGTAGGCTTCAACGGCGCCGTAGTCCATGCCCGTGGGGCCCGCAAAGCCGATGCGCCACTGCGTCTGCACTTCCTGCCACAGCCCGAACAAGGGCACGCACTCGGGGAGCAAGTGGAACGCCGGCACGTCCTTGTCTTGCGGCGCCTCGGGTTGGACGCCGAACGCGGCCCAGGCGGCGGCCAGATCGGCGGCCTCGGCTGATGCCCGGGCGTCCGCTTCGTCTTCCGACATGAGTTCGCCCAGGGCCATGAGGCGTGCTACTTCCGCAAGTTTTTTTCCTTCCCCTTCGCGCCGCAGTGCTGCACGTAGCTGGTGACAGCCAGCGCAGCGACGCCAGGGAAGTTGAGCAGCGCCTCGCGCGTTTCGTCGCCGAACTCCAGCGCGGCGCCCGACTCGTCTTGCACGTTGCGCCAGCCGGTCACGCGCGCGCGCATGAACTCCTTCAGGTCCACGTCGCCGTCTTCGTTCGCCCTCAGGTCGGCCTGGATCTCGTCCGACGTGCTGCGCTTGCACAGCAGGTCGAACGAGATCGGCGTCTCCTTGCCTTCGACGAAGACGACGCCGGCCACAGGGACGACAAGCGTGTCGGAAACGATGAGTTTGAACATGCGGTCAGGCGTAGCTGGAGATGATGCGGACTTCGTCGTTGCCGGTGGACGACGGCATCACGCGCATGTCGAAGCCGACCATGCGCTTGCCGTTGACGTCGACCTTGGTCGGGTTGATCAGCTGCACGCTCGGCAGCCACAGGCCCACCTTGTAGTTGGCCACCGTGCCGTGCAGCACGCCCACGCTCTGCAGCGTGCCGGCCTCCACGGCGGTGAGCAACGTCACTTCTTGCGCCGCGGTCAGGTCGAGCACGCACTTGCCGGTGGCCGCGCGGTCGGTCAGGTCGACCGTCTCGCCGCCGAGCAGCGCCGTGAAGTTGACGCTGTTGCCCAGGTCGACCTCGATGCCCTGCGACGGGTACACCGTTCCGCCCACGAACGCCGGCGCCAGCGTGGTGCTGTGCGTGGCGCCGAAGGTCAGGTCGCCCGTGTTCGCGTCGGTGATCACCTGCGGCTGCTTGAACCCGGTGAGCGTGGCCGCCGGGTTGGACGCGGCGGTGGCGGCGACGTGGAGGCCGGTGAAGCGGAACGACAGCACCGGAATCTCGCCCACGCGCATGTTCACCGCCACGTTGCCGCGGCAGCCGTTGGCCTCGTGCAGCACGCCGTCGTCGTACCAGTAGATGGTGGCCGACGGAAAAGCGGTGCTGATCGGCGTGTAGTCGGCGCGGACCACGGCGGTGAGCGTCTGCGCGAACCCGCACGGCAACAGGGCGGCGGCCCAGGCCGGCGCCGTGGCGACGGTGCCCGCGCCGGCGAATTCGATGTCGAACCCCAGCTCGATGTACTTGGTGCCGAGCAGCTGCTCCGAAGCGCCCAGGTACGAGCGGATCAAATTGCGGTCGACGTTCTGCGGCACGATCGGCGTGATGCTGAGGTTGCTGACCTGCATCGCGTCGGTGCCGCCTACCGGCGTGGGGTCTGTGCCGTAGCCGCTTTCGGCCTTGAGCAGCATGACGGTGTTTCTGACGAGGCGGTTGGCCATGATTTACTCCAGCGTTTCGGGGTCGGTGGGCTCGGCGGCAGGCCACTGCAGGCCGGCGGCGGCGGCGGTTTCTGCATCGGCAGGCGTCAGGCCGCCGTCGGGGTCGCGCAGCCAGCGCCCGCCGCACGGCGGGTTCACGTCTGCGCCTTCGATGGGTGGAATGCGTGTGTTCATGTCGCCAGCGTCAGGCTGTCGTTGGTGGTGGCCAGCTGCACGTTCACGGCCAGCAGCACGCTGGCCACGGGTGTTGCGCCCTCCTCGACGGCATAGCGGATGGACGGGTCCAGCATCCAGGCGGCCACGCCGGTCGGCGGCGCCACGTCGTAGAAGCGCTCGTAGACCTTTTCGAGCAGCGGGTCGGCGGCCGCCACGGCGTCGACCGTGGCACTGCCACGGGCGCGGATTTCGATGCCGTAGACCACCTCCCAGCGCACCGGGTGGCTGCTGAGCTGCTGGCCAATGCTGCGGGCGCCTTGGATGATCACCACGATGTCGCTGGCGTGCTCTTCCGGCATCGGCCGCTCGCGGCCGGCGACGACGCGCGTGCCGACGATGGCCGGCGCCGCCTTCAGCGCCGTGACGATGGCGTCCTGCACGGTCTTGAAGGCGGTGGTCATGCCGTCCTCGTGAGCATGAGCAGCGTCAGGCCGGTGCCGTCCGGGATGGCCTCGCGCACCTCGAACGTGCCGGCCGGGATCACCAGCTCGGCGCCGAGCACGTAGTGCATGACGTCGTCGCTGTCGATTTGCGCCTGCGGCATGGCCACCATCACGCCGTCGCGTTCGGCCACGGGTTCGTCGAAGATCACGCGCACAGGCACTTCCGCGAACGGCATGGGGTCACCAGGCCATGCGGTCGTGCTCTGCTGCGCAAGCGTGCCGTCGACGCCGAAGTCGGCGAAGAAAACGGAACGGTCCTCGGTGAACATGGCGGCGGGCGTCTCTTGCTGGTTGACGCCAGCCTGCGCGGGTTGGCTCAGGCCGGCATTGCGGCGGTGGTAGTCAGGTGAAGGTGGCCAGGCAGGCGCGCTGCCAGTATCCGTATCCGACGTTTCGGATCGCCTTGACGCCGTAGCGGTGGCGCTGCTCGTTGAATTCGAGCTCGCTGCCCTCGGCGATGGCGGACACCGTGACCCCTTCTTCTTCCTGCCGGATCAGCGCACGGGTTTCGCAGTCGGTGCGGAAGGTGGCGAACTTGGTCGTCCAGGTGAGCCGCGGGTTGATGGCCAGGCTGATCTGGAAGCCGCCCAGCGACCCCATCGTGAGGATGCGGTTGGTGCGGCTGGTGGAGGCGTCGACGATGATCTCGCTGCCGATGGCGGCCGCGGCGGCCGACATGAACGGCACCGGCACCATGACGGTGAACGCGCGGGCGTTTTCGTTCATGGGCTCGCCCTGGTCGTCCTTGAAGCCCATGATGGTCTCGATGGTCTTCAGGATGCCGGTCTCCATCTCGCCGCCGGTCGGAGCGGTGGTGGTGGTGATGTCCACCGAAATGTCGTTGCTGAGCGTGCCGCTGTCGCCCTCGCTGTGGTCGGTGTCGAAGAACGCCTGGCCGTCGTAGCACAGCGCCGACTCGCCGGCGATGAGCAGCGTGCTGAGCAACGAGGCCCAGTGCGCATTTGTGCGCTGCGCCAGTTCGCGCACGCGGACCATGACCTGGCCGGTCTTGTCGCGGCGGATCTCGTCGACCAGCACCTCGAGCGTGCCTTCGTAGGTCTTGTTGACGATGGTCAAGCCGTTTTCGCGGAAGCCCTTGGCATGGCGGGAGCCGATCCACTCGCGCATGGCGGGCGCCATGCCCAGCCACTTGTAGGTCTCGGACTCCTGGTTGCTCTCGAACAGGTTCGAGGTGCCTGCAATCCAGGACTGCCCCGCATCCTGCTCGAGGGCTGCGTAGAACTCGCCGATGATGGCTCGGCTGGAGAGAGTGGCGGCGCCCATGTCGGCTCCTTACAGGCTACGGAACGGAAGGGCCTCGAACTCGACTTCGCAGGTCGTGCCGCTGATCCAGCGGGAAACCTTGCCGATGGCCGTGTTGGAGGTCGAGGTCAGGGTGAAGGTGTCGTCGTCGGAGGCGTAGACCGTCTCGCTGACGTCGGCAGCGCTGGTGGCGCCGACTACCGACAGCACCACGCAGCCGCGCGAGCGCAGCTTGACGTTCTTGGCGCTTGCGGCGCCGGCAGAGTTGTCGCACTGGCGCAAGGCGAAGCCCAGGAACGGGTCGGCTGCGGCCAGCGGTCGCGCAAGGCCAGACGCGTTGTCGCCGACGGCTGCGCCTTCGTAGATGATGTCGCTGGCGATGACCGGCAGTTCGTTGGTCACCTCGTAGGGGCGCACGGGGAAGGTGCGCGGCTTGTCTGCTGCGAGAGTCGTCATGGTCAGGCTTCCTTACGGCTGTAGATGCGCGCGGAGCCGCGGGAGGCGGCGGTCTTGTAGGCGGTGTAAGCGCCCAGGCTGGAGAACTCGGCGCGCAGAGCCGGGTTCTTGTCCCAGGTGGCCTTGCAGCGCTCGGCCAGCGGCAGCGATTCGTCTTCCGAGGCATCGGCGCCGGCGCGGTCGGCCGGCGCGGCGACCGGCTTGACAGGCGCCGGGGCGTCGGCGGCGAGTTGCGCCGCAGCGGTGCCGCGCAGCTTGCGCTCGGCCTGCAACACGGCAACGGCGGCCTCGGGGCCGGTGGTCTTGCCGTCGAAGGCCAGTTGCGCGATGAGTGCATCGTGGCCCGGCATGCCCTGGGCGAAGACGGCCTGGATGCGCTGACGCTCGGCGCCGGCGGCCTCTTCGCGCGCAGCGGCCAGCGCGTCGGCGTGGGTCGCGGCCTGGGCGGTGAGCTCGGCCACCTTGGTGGTGAGCTGTTCGAGATTGAGTTGCATGGATGTATCTCCGCTCGGGGTATGAAAGAACTTCGCGTCGGTGCGCGGATCTGCGCCCAGGGTGACGATGGAAACTTCGCGCACCTGGCCGTTGCGCAGCACGTTGACCGGGCCGTTGAAAACCTGGCCGTTGACGTTGACGCTCTTGCCGGCGGGCACCCATTCGCGTGTGAACGCAAACAGGCCCACGCTCATCTCGAACGGCACGCCGCGCTGCGCGAGTTGGGCAATGCGCTCGGCGCTGCTGCCGGCCATGTCGCTGAACAGCCGGCCCGACACCGACATCGCGCCGTCCTTGTTGGCGGCCTGCTCGACGACGCCGACGATGTCAGACCGCCAGTGGCTGTCCAGCAGCGGCAGGCGCTGCTTGAACGTGGTGGTGGCCATGTCGATGACCACCTCGTAGTCGGGCACGAAGTTACCGCTGTAGGCAATGCCCTCGAAACGCGCCGGCAGGGCGCCGTCGGCCGCGGGCTTGAGCTCGATGGGCGCGCTCATCAGCACCATGCTGCCGGGCGCGTGATCGTCCTTGGGCTGGGCTGTCCGCTGCTGGCGGTGCGACGGAGCTGCGACTTGGTTCATCGTGAGGCTGGACTCTAGGCAGGACGCCGCGAACGCATCAGGGGGAGACGTGAGACGCGATCGCGATCACGGCTCGACGTCCTGTTCCGGCGCGGCGGCAACGGGCTCGGCGGCGCCGTGCACGACGAGCCCGGCGGAGCGGCGGGCCTCGTTTTCTTCGACGGCCTGGCGGTGCTTGGTTTCCCAGTCGACGCCGTCGTGCAGCAGGCTCTCGGACTGCAGGGTGCTGATGCCGAGCTCGACGCGGCCGCGGGCAGCGCGCACTTCCTTCTCGGGGTCCAGGCTGCCGGGTCCGTCGCCCACCCAGACCGCAGAGCACCAGGCGGCGCGCACCACGTCGTCGGCGAAGAAGCCCGGGGCGGCGATGCGGCCTTCGGCCACTTCTTCGGCCAGCCACAGCTCGTACACCGGCTGGCAGAAGCCGGTGGCCATCCAGTCGCGCCAGCCCATGAAGAAGCGCCACGCCATGAGCAGAGCGCCCTTGGCGGCGCTGTAGCTGCTCTGGTAGCTCATCACCAGCACTTCGTAGGGCAGCCCGATGGCCATGCCGATCTGCCGCATGCAGCTGGCGACGAAGGGGTCGAACTGGGCGTTGGGTCGGCCGGGGTTGCTGGTGACGGGTTCCTCGCCGGGCAGCAGGTTGACGGCCTTGCCGCCTTCGAGCTCGCCGCTCCACTGCGAAGCCTTGTCGACGATGGCGCGCTGCGAATCGGTGTCGAACAGGTCGCCGAACGCCTGCGGGTCCATGCGCAGGAACACGGCAAACAGGCCCGAGACCACGGCGGCCTCGAGCTCGGCCTCGGTGTACCTGGTGATCTGCTTGATGGGCTCGAGCACCGGCGCCAGCATGGGCACCCCGCGGCGCAGACCCGGGCGCAGCTGCTTGAACAGGTGCAGCACGTTGCGGCGGCCGGTCGCTTCGCCGCGGGCCGCGACCCACTGCCCGCCGCGGGCAATTTTGCCCAGGTCGCCGGGGTGATGGTCGAGCACGTGGTAGCGCAGGGCCTCGCCGGTCTCGGCGCTGTGGTCGATGCCCTCGGTCAGCGTGGCGGTGTTGCTGCTGCCCATCGGGTTGGCCACGCGGTCGGCCTCCAGCATCTGCAGCGCCAGGCGCTTGCGGCCGGCACGTTCCACGCGGGGCGTCAGCGTGAAGATGTCGCCGCGGCTGAGCGTGCCGCGCAGGGCCTGGTCCTGCAGGCCGTAGAAATTGAGGTGCCGCGCCAGGTCGCAGTCGGGGCTGGTAGCCCAGGCACGGAAGCGGCGCTTGACGTCGGCCTGCCACGCCTTGACCTGCGGCTTGGTCAGGCGCAGGTAGTCGCCGTCGATCTGCGGGCTGCAGGCCAGGCCGGTGCCGATGACGTGCGAGGCGTGGGTGTTGATGACGGCCGCGCCCACCGGGGCGTTGCGTTCCAGGTCCGCGCATCGGTCGCGCAGGGTGGGCAGGTCGGCGATGATGTCGCTGTCGGGCGAGCCGGCGCTGGTGCGCCAGGACGAGAGCGCCGCCTTGTCCTTGCGGGCTCCGTTGTAGCCGCCGGCCAGGGCCAGCTGGTGGCGGGCGACCAGGCGCCTGGCCGCGGCGCGCGGGGCCACGTAGGCGATGACGCGGTCCAGCAGGTTGATCTGGGGTGGCGGTTGCTTGAGGCGCATGCCTGGGGCCGGTTAGCTGGACGGCACGATGGTGCGGGCCCGGCTGCGGCCGGCGGCGCCCACGCTGAGGCTTACGACGCGGGCGTTCCACGTGGAAATGCCGAGCTGGATGCCCTCCAGGTCGGCCCGCGTGAGCTTGCGGCCGTTGATCTCGTAGCTCTGGCCGCTGAGGACGGCCGTCTCGGCAGCCAGGTAGGCGGCCAGCTGGGTTTCTGCCTGCGCGAGCGTGATTCCGGCCATAGCTGGCCGAATCTAGAGCGCATCCCCCGCGCGCATCAGGGGGAGACGTGAGACGCGATCAGCGCTTGATGATGCGGTACAGGGTGGCGCGCGAGATGCCACGGTCGCTGGTGATGCTGCTCAGCGGCTTGTTGGCCAGGTAGTCTGCACGGACGGCCTGCTCCGTGTCGGGCCGGGCCCTGCCCTGCAGCTGCCGCCGGCGCTCGAGGTCGGCCGCGCAGGTCTTGGCCACGTAGCCGACGACATGCCCGCCCCACTCGCGGCGGGCCTCGCGCTCGGCCGCCAGCGCCTGCTCGGCCGTGATGCCGACGGAGACCTGCCGGATCACGCAGTCGATCACCGAGCGGATGATGTCGCGGCGGTCGGTCATTTGACGAAGCGCTTGAGGCCGCCGAGCGAGATTGGCCCACCTGGAACTGCAATTCCAGCACTGATAGGCGCCACTGCAGCCGCCGATTCCTCGGCCGGCGCGTCGAACAAGTCACGGGCTTCCACGCGGCTGTGCCACTTCTGCCAGTCGCCCTCGCGCCAGCGGTCGATGTGCAGCAGGTGAGCACCGGCCAGCGCGTAGACGGCGCAATCAAGCGCCTCGTTGCGCCGGCCTGCAGGCTTGACCCACTCCAGGCGCGGGTGGCCCTTGACGTAGCGCGTGACCAGGCGCTCGCTGGTGAGCTGCTCGAACACCTCGGCCGGCAGGTGCTTGCTCAGGTGCACGTACCCGGCGCCCGGCTCGGCGATGCGCAGGCGGCCGTAGATCTCGCTCTTGGCCGTGTCGGTGCCGATGGGCCAGAGCTTGACGCCGCGCTTGTGCTTCTCGCCGCGCCAGGTGAGGTCCTGGTCTGTCGGCTTGCCGATGATCGTCTTGCCGGCCACCGACATGCCCTTCACGGCATGCACGCCGGCATGCTGGTGCGCCCGGGTGTAGCTGTAGACGGCCTGCGTGTGGTGGCCACCGGAGTCGATCATGCACGCCAGGATCGGCGCTTGCCGGCCGCTGGCCTGCAGGATGGGCGTGCGCCGGTATTCGGTGAGCGCTGCCCACGGACTGCCCGTCTCGGACTCCGGCATGGCCGGGTCGCCGTAGATCATCATGCGGTCGACCAGCTGCCGCTCCATGCCGCGGCCCCACGCCCACACGTAGACCTCGAGCCGGTCGCCCTGCACGTCGACACCGGCGGTGCACACGTACAGGCCGGAGATGACGCGGCGCAGCGGGAAGTCGGCGGCGCGCCGGCGCAGGGCGTGCTCGTCGGCGCGGTCGCCTTGTTCCTCGAAGGTTTCGGCGAGCGAGGTGTTGATGAACGACTTCAGCTTGGTCACGTCGCCAGATCTGGAGGCGTCCATCGCCTCGACCCACTTCGACACCATCCAGCGCCAGCTACGCCAGCCGACCGGGCTGTAGAGCTTGTTCAGGTGGAAGCCGGCCACGGAGCCCATCTGCGCGCCCGGGTTCTCGGCCCGCCACTCGCCGCCCTCGAGCATTGCGGTCTTGTGGTGCTCCTCGATGCTGGCGCCGCAGTGCCGGCACACGTAGACCGCCGTTTCCGGCCTGGCGCTGCCGTCCTCCGACTTGAGCCACTTGATGCCGTACTCCTTGTCGGCGCCCCACTCCAGGTGCTGGAACTCGCCGCAGTGCGGGCACGGCACGAAGTAGCGCCGCCGGTCGCTGGTGAGGTATTCGGACTCGATGCGCGAGAAGTCGCGGAGGGTTGGCGTGCTGCACAGCAGCAGTTTGCGGTCGCTGTAGTTGCTCATGCGCTCGCCGACGAGCGTGAGCGGGTCGCCCTCGCCGTCCACGTCCATCGGGTAGCCGTCGATTTCGTCGCAGCAGACCAGGCCGAGCGGCTTGGACGCCAGCGAGCGCGCGGAGTTGGCGCCGGCAAAGAACAGGGTCGCGCCGCCGGCCAGGCTCTTGGTCTGCCAGGTGGCCGACTCGTCCCGGGACGACGGTTTGGACAGCCTGCCGGCGATCTCGGGCATTCCGCGCACCGTCGGCATGAACCGCTCGCGGCTGTGGTCCTTGCTGTCGGAAAGCGTCGGCTGCACGATCATCATGTCCATCGGGCTGCGGTGAATCCGCTGCAGGATCGTGTTGTAGAGCACCTCGGTCTTGCCGAGCTGCGTAGCGAATTGCATGACCACGCGCTCGATGCCGGATCCCTCGCTCATGCACGCCATCGGCTCGCGCAGGTACGGCGTGCGCGACGTTCTCCACTGGCCTTTCTCCGGGCCCTTGGCAATCTGGCGGAACTTGTCGGCCCAGTCGGCGATGCTTTCCACCGGCGCCGGCCGCAGATGCTGCGCCCAGACGGCCAGAATGGCGGCCTCGGCCTGGTCGTCCATCAGGAGGTCGCGCATGCCCATCAGGTCGCGCCCTTGTCCAGCGCCGCGCGCAGTTCGGCGTCCAGCATGGCCGACACCTTGGCCACGTCCGTCTCGGCCGCCAGCAGCGGCGCCAGCCGCGCCTTGACCTGCAGCACGGAGTCCTTGATCTGCGCCGCCCGGGTGCCGACGACGCGCTCCATCACCTCGCGCCGCAGCAGCTCGCCGCGCAGTTCGGCCAGCTTGAACTCGGCCAGGTTCGCCTCGGCCCGCTCGCGCCTGGCGCGCTCCTCCTGGTAGTCAATCGAGTCGAATTGCGCGGCAACGGCGGGCGCTGCCTGCGCCACGGGTGTCGGCTTCTCGGTGTTTCGCGTGAAACGCGGGTCTGGCCGCACGTTGTCCCGCTTCCAACTGGTGGCCGCAGCCTCGCTGTCCATCGGCATGCCGGCGCGCTTGTACCGCGACACCAGCGATGGCGAGCACCGCAGGACGGCCGCCATCTGCCTGACGCCCATCGTCATGGGCGTGCACCTGTAAACATGGCCTGTTCACACATTGCACAGGCCAGGACTGGTTCGCACGCGAGGTCCGAATTACCCGCAGGGGGCGACCCGCTCGGGAGGACCCAGAGCGATTTCTTCATGCCGCCGCCCGCTTCGCCGCCACGCGGCTGATGTGATCCTGAATGGCCGCGCCGACCTGCGCATTCAGCTGACTCTCGACGGTCTTCTGCGCGACGTAGTCGAAGTCGAAGCGCTCGGCCTCGTACTCGGCCTTGCTCACGTAGATGACGATTGGCCGAGGATCGGTGCGCCCGAAGGCCGTGGACCGCACCTGATAGATGCCTGGCAGCAGCTTGCCGCGCCCGTTGGGGAATGCGATGTACTGCCCGCCGGCCCGCTTGTAGGCGTTTTCGATCTTCCTGGCCTTGGACTTGCGCTCGCTGCCGGTGTCGCCGAAGGCGAACTGAGTGAGCGTGCTCTTGGCGCCGCTGCTCAGCTCGATGCGGAGTTGGCTGAAGACCTGCCGGAGCTGGCCGCCGCTGATGTTGCCGAAGGCGTCCAGGCGCGCGAACTTGCCTGGCACGCTGCGCATGTCGCTCGGCATGGCGCCGGCGCTGACCAGGCGGCGCTCGTACGCCTTGAGCGTGCGCAGTCCACCGCGGACCTGCCACCGCAGCCAGTTGAGCGGCGCGCGCCCAGAGCCGCCCTGACTGAACGGGTTCTCTGCGATGCCTACCGTGGCCTCCAGCTTCTCGGCTGTGGCACGCTGCATGAAGATGGCGCCCAGCGTGCGTGGCGTCGGGCGGACGAAGACGTCACGCATCTCGCGCTGTTCAGCCTCGCGCACGGCCTGCGCCGTCTTCGTCAGCCCGGTGGCCATCGCGGCATTGAACCGCCTGTCGCTGAACCCCTCCAGCGTGGCCCTCAGCTCTGCGATGCCGGTGATGGTGATCGTCGTCATGGCCGCCTGCTCCCGAACTCCCGCACCACCCCATCCGGCCCCGTCTCCTGCACCCAGAAACCGCCCTTGCCCTGCATGGCAGCCTTGATGCGCGAATCGGCCTTCTCCCGCCCCAGCAACTGCCGCAGCCAGTCCACCATCTCGGCGGTGGCGGGCATCAAGGCGCGCATGGGTTGCGGCTTTTCTTGCACTTCAACCACCCCGCAGGGACAAATACAGGGACAAGCCGGGGACAAAACAGGCGGCATTAGGGACAGGGACATTTGTCCCTAATGCCTTATGCGCGCGCGAGTCCCTGTCCCTGCCTTTTGTCCCCGTTTTAGGGACAGATTTGTAACTTTCGGGGACAAAACTCAGCGGCATCATTTCCGCCCCCGAAGGTCGATCACGTAGCCCTCTGCCACCTCGATATGGCCCGCTTCCGTGGCCACCTTGCGGGCACGGAAGTACGCCTTCTTCAGCGATTCGGCGTCGGTCAGACCGCTGGCGCGCATCTCTTCGTTGAACGCCTTGCGCAGATCGCGCTCGGGCATGCCGTTCTGCACCAGGGCCAGCAGACGCTGGTTCCGCCCACCGCGCCCGGCCTGCTGTTCGTCGGCCTGGGCCTGCGAGACTTCGTCCTGGGTGCTCAGGTGCCGCGCCACCAGCGAGGTGATCATGTCGCCGTCTTCGTCGCGCCCCAGGTCGCACTTGCTCATCTGGAACGTGGAGTCGCTGAAAAGGTCGCCGTCCTTCTGCTTCTGGCAGCTCAACGTGGCCAGCATCTCCTTCTCGTCGCGCTGCACGCCCAGCAGGTAGTCCAGGTTCGCCCGTATGGCAGACGAACCGCGCGGCCGCTCGGTGGCGCTGTGGCCCGTGTGGTGCACCAGCAGCACGCTGCAGCCCCACAAGGCGCGAAAGCGCAGCCCGATCTCGCGCAGGTAGGCCGCCATCTCGTTGGCGCTGTTCTCTTCGCCGCTGTAGGTCTGGCTCAGCGTGTCCACGATCACCAGCCCGGGCGTGGCGCCAACGGCCTGTGCGGCATCCACCACGCGCCAGGCGTCGACGGTCAGGTCCACCGCCGTGGGCACCACGAACATGGGCGCGTCTTCCCAGCGCAGGTTTCGGTGCCTGTGCCACGCCTCGATGCGGCTCCACAGCCCCGAGCCGCCTTCGGCCGCGATGTAGAGCACTGGCGCCTGCTTCGTGAGCCGCCCCATCCACGGCAGGCCGTGCGCCACATGAAGGGCGGCATCCAGGGCAATGAAGCTTTTGAACGTGCCGCTGCCGCCGAACAGCATGCCGATGCTGGCCGCGGGAATGACATGCTTCACGGCCCACCGCACCGCCTGGGCGCTTTCGCGCAGGCCGGCCAGGCGCAGCAGCGGCACGCGCGTGCCGGGGCCCTTGCGCTGCGCCTCCACCCGGGCCAGCACGCTGGCGATGCGGTCCATGCGCTCGGACAGCGGTATGCCAGATACCCGGCTCACGCGGGCGATGTCGTCGGCGCCGGCAATGAGCATGCGCTCGGCCCAGCGCTCGACCACGATCTCGGCATAGCGCCGCACGTTGCGCGGGCTGGCCACGCAGTCCAGCAGCTTGCCCAGGTAGGCCAGGCCGCCGCATTCCTGCGCCACACCCAGGGCCGCCAGCCTTTCGTACACCGTCACCACGTCGGCCGGCTGCTGGCGCTTGAGCAGGTCGACCACCACGCCGAAGATCACGCGGTTGTCGTGCACGTAGAAACACTCGGGCTCGATCAGGTCGCCCACCAGCGCGATGGCGCCGTTGTCCTGCAGCAGGCTGCCCA